GCGAGCTTGATGTTGTCCGCGTTCACCTCGTCGAGGACGACCTCGATCTCGGGCGACTTCAGCAGCGCGACCGACGCGATGATCTGCCCGCGCGTGCCGCGGCCGCGCGATTCCTTTTCCTTCAGGTCGGACTGCGCGCCGATCGCGAACTTCGACGATTCGCCCATCGGCTTCCAGCTGTTCCACCAGGACTGCGTGTCGTCGTCCCAGACGTCGAAGAGGACGTCGCCCTCGCCGAGAAATCCACGTGCCGTGCTCATTGTGTGTTGCTCCTCTTCAAAGCTTTTCGACCTGCACCGGCACCTGGGCGGCGAAGGTCAGGGGGAAATAGGCGAACCCGCCGGAAAACACCGGACGTGGGCCGTTCGCGAGTTTGAGCGGGCGCATGCGATCGATCGGGCGCCAGCCCATCAGCGCGGTCAGCGCCGGCCCGACGAGCTCGGCCGCGGAAGCGCGCAACGCCGCCGGCCCGTCGCCGCGCTGGCTCGCGCCCTTGACGACCGCGACGACGATCCACGTCTGCTCGGTCGAGGCGGTGCGGCCGTTCTCGGATGCCTCGATGACGCGGTAACCGCCGTAGATTACGTGCAACGCTGGCGCGGTCTGGCTCCGGGCCTCGACGTCCGCGAGATCTTCGGCCGCGAGCACCGAGCGGGCCGCGGGCACGGTCGCCTTCAGCCGCGCGAGGATCAGCGGTTCGAGGCCGAGGAAGTCGATCGGCGACGTCACGCGAAGCCTCCCCCGAACACCTTGCGGCCCGGTTGAATGACTTCGGCGAGCGCTGCGCCCGCCGTGCCGTTGCTCGCGGCCCCCGCACCCGGCAACAGGGCGCGCCCCGCGGCCACGTCCTTCAGCCAGCGCATCGCGTCCTCGTAGCGCGTACGCACCTCCTCGGTCACGCGTACCCCGTGCAGGCGGTAGCGCGCGACGTCACAGGCGACAGTGACCAGGTGCGCCGGCACTGGGGCGACCGGCAGTGCGTAGCGCACGCCCAGATACGCGTCGATCTCGCCCGCCGCGTCGGCGATCGCCGCCTGGGCGACCCCCTCGACGACAGCGCCGGTCCGCGGCTCGTCACGGTCGGTGAGGTCGATCAGCTCGTCCTCCCCGAAGCGTGCGACCAGGTCGGCGACGGTGGCGTAGGTCACGGCTTACTCGGCTCGCGTGAAATCGGCGTAGTACTTGTCGCCGGTCTTGAACTGACCGAACAACGCAGGGTTGGCGACGGTGATTCGAAAGTCCGCCTGCGGCGAGTACTTGGCGTAGGTGTTGTCCTCGTCGTCGCCGTTCGTGTCGGAATAGCCGTTGGTCCGGCAAACCGCATGCATCACCACGGTTTCGCAGCTCGTGGTCTTCACCCCGTCCAGTTCGGAAAAGTGCTCCTGAACGAAACTCACCTGAAGCTTTGCTCTCATCTCGGACATTCTGATTTCTCTCGTTGTGCCGAACCTTCCGGCGTTACTCGGCGTCCGGCGGCAGTCCGCCGGTAACGGCCAGCACGATCAACTCCGGCTCGGCGAAGAGCTGCAGGATCTCGTCGTCGCTGAACTCGTCGGATGGAACCTCGACCGCCTGCGGACCCCAGCGCCGCCCGCAGCGGCGGAAGCCGCTCGGCGAGCGCGAGGCGACGCGCAGGGAGGTGACGTAGGACGCGATCGGGGCGCCTTGTCCCGGCTCGCCCGCGAATTCCTCGACCGTCCCGGCGATCGAGGCCCGTTCCGCAGCCTCCGCAATGGCAAGCCAGTCCGGGGTCACTTTCTTCTCCCCCGGCGGTAGCTCACCTTCCGGCGCAGCGACTCCGCCCCCCTCCGGGGGAGGATTCCCGGTCATAAGCGGCTGGGCGGCGGACGGACCGTGAGACGTGGGGGCGACAGGGCCAGCCGCCGCCCCGTCCGTCGACACGACCGCATCGTCTGCCTTCTCGGCTGCGGTTGTATTCGGGGTGCCGGGGTCCGCGCCCCCGGCTGCGCCCGGCCCGCGAAGTCGGCCGGCTTGGGTTGCTTTCGCCTTCATGGCTTACGCCAGCCAGGGCGACACGATCAGCTTCGCCGTGCCGCGCCAGACGTTCGTCGCGCCGCTGGCGTTGCGGTCGGCTTCGAGGAGCTCGCGCGCCTTCGCCTCGTTGCTGGGACCAACGACGAGATGCGTGCCGGTCACGCCGAGCGGCGAGCCGTCCGGGCGGAACTGGCCGGCGAGCTTCACGCGGGCCGCTTCGTACGCGGTTGCATCGAGCGCGACCTTCGCGCCGTACGCGAGCTGGTGGAAGCCGAAGCCGGCGTTGTAGCGCGCGTCGGCGGCGTAGATGTACGTGTTCTCTTTCTGCACCGACTCGTCGTCGATCTTCGGCGGGCGGAAGGCAGCCTTGCGGCGGTTCTGGAAGATCAGCGGCTTCATGTACGCGCGGCCGAGATCCATCAGGAACCACGGGGCGCCCGAGCCGCCGCCGGTGTTGCTCCAGCTCGTCTCCTTGCCGTCGCGATCGTGGCTGACGTGGTCGGCGTCGAAGAAGTACTGGCCGTCGAAGCCCTTCGTGGTGAAGCCGTCGGGCAGTAGGCCCCACACCAGGTCGTCGGGGTGACGCGCGACGATCTCGCCCTGCATCGCGAAGAGGTTGCTGTAGATGCCGAGCTTGTCGTCCTCGATGTTGTCGCGATTCACGCCGATCGCGTGCTCCCACGTCTTGTTCTTGAGCTGCGCGGTCGAGGCTTCGAGGTTGTTGATGACGCGCTGGCCGACCCATTCGCGCATGCCCGGGATGTCCTTCATCCAGCCGTAGTTCTCGGCGTCGGACGTGGACGGGATGACCATCGCGACCTGCTGATACGTCGACGGCACGGACTCGAAGCCGCGCAGGAACGCGGCGTTGAAGCCCTGGGCGAGTGCGGCGAGCGACTGCGGCGTCACCAGCATGCCGCCGAAGCCGACGAGCACGGCGCTCTCTGCGGGGGAGGGGCTGAGGCCGAACGCGAGCGCGAGCGCGACGACGACCAGCGAGGCGACCCACACGAGGGTCAGGCGGGATTGCAGTTTCATGTGCGAGGGCTCCGAAAGGGAAAAGCGTTACAGGCCGAGGCCGATCTGCACCCACACGCCGTCGGCATCGACGGCGACGATCTGGCCGGCGCGGCTGCGGGTGTTCGTGCCGCTGGTCTTCGCCACCGTCTGGTCATCGACGATGTAGCAGTCGGCGCCGACGTCGGCCTGGGCGATGGCATCGGTGTCGGCCGAGTTCGCGAACTTGAAGATGCCGCGGCGCACGCGCACGGCGGCGTCGCCGGCGGAGACGGCGGTCACCGTCTCTTCGGCGCGGCCGACGGCGACGAGGCCGGTATCGGTCGCGCCGGGCACGGCATAGCCGGCGTCGAGTACGACCAGCGAGCCCTGGTAGATCGTCGTCGAGGCGGCGACCGGGAAGCCGAACACCTCGCCGGAGCGCGAGGGGGTGTTGCGAGGTTGAGCGAGTGCCATCGTCGGTTACTCCTGCTTGCCCTTGGCGAATTCGTCGGCGGAGAGGTCCAGCGCCTTCATCACCGCGAGCGCTTCATCGCCGTTCGATTGCGTCGCGCCGCCGGGCTGCTTGCCCTGCGACTGCATGCCCTTCAATGCGGCTACCTGCGGCGCGGTCTCGACGTACGCCTTCAGCGCGGCGAGGTTGTTCTTGCCGAGCTCTTCGGCCCACGTCTTCTGAGCCGGCAGCAGCTTCCCGGCGGCGAGCGCGCCTTCGACGACGTCGGCGACTTCGCCTTCGGTCATACGCGCGGTGAGCGCCGCGACCTGCGTCTGCAGTTGCTGCATCGTCTCGATCGGCACGAACTTCGCGGGGTCGGGTTTGGCCGGGGCCGGGGCCTGCGCCTTGAGGGCAGCCACTTCGGCTTGCGCCTCGCCGGCCTTGTCCGCCTTGGACTTGAGCTCGGCAACGGCGCTGACGGCCGTCTCCTCGCTCGCGTCCTCGGGCAGACCCAGCGCGGCGAGCAGCTTCTTGAGCATCTCGTTCACGGGGTTCTCCTCTTCTGAGGGGTGGTGGAAAAGTGCGGACAGGGCGACGGCGCTCATGCCGTCGAGCCCCGGGTTGTTCGTCAGCGCGGCCATGCGCAGCGCCTGGACCTCGCCGGTCTTGTCGTCGAAGGCGAACACCGGCGACAGATAGCGGTACTCGCCGTCGCCGATCATGTTGCGGGCGCGCTCGGTCCATTCGACCTCGGTGGCGTACAGCCCTCGGCCTTCGCGCCATTCGAGGTTCGCGCCGTGGAACCAGCCGGCGGCGGGCGCGGGCTGGCCGTTCTTTTCGGCTAGCAGGGTCTGGTGCTCGTAGTCGACGACGAACGGCGTCGTGCGCGCGGCCGCAGCCTGGATGACGCGGGCAGCGGTCAGGGCGTCGAGCTTCCAGCCGGAGATTCCGGCCGGGCGGCCCGAGCCGTCGGCGGAACGGAACACGCCCGCGGGCAGGAGCTGAATCTCAGCGCCGGCGGCGGGCAGTAGGACGGTCAGGGAAGCGGTGCGGGTAGCCATGCCGCCGATGATCGGCGGCGGGGGGTGGGGCTAGGGAGGGGAAGGGGTTCGGAGAGTGCCGCTCAGTGCATCGTCTGCACTGCCATCCGCTGCTCCGCAAACTCGCGAAATGCGTCGGTCCAGCCGTCAAACTCAACAGCCTTGTCGGTGTAGTAGTTTGCGCGGGCGAAATGCTTGCGTCCGATTGCCGCCGCGGATGATACGACAGCGCAGACATAGCCAGGCCGACGCGAGATCTGGCGACGCAGGAAGAGCAGTTCCGCCTCCATGAGCCGCTCGACCGATGACGCGGCGATGACGATCAGCGGGTCGTGCTCACCGAGCACCGCGTCCGCCGTCAGCGACCCGGCCTCCTCCACGACCTCGTCGAGACGTAGGGAAACGCCGCTTTCCACAGCCACTTGAGATAGCAGTTCGACCACCCGTGACTTGAGGTCCGAAGCAGGCATCCGCTCGCGAGGGCGGCAAGCCGCGTGAACTCGGAGAGCGGCCTCGGCAACACGGAAAACTGCTTCGCCCACAGCGGCGAGAGATCCTACTTGCGCGACCAAGCTCCCGTCTTCCTCATCGAACTCGATGTCGCCCGCGGCTTCGAGGACCCGGTCCGGATCGGGCGCCGCCCCGTTCAGAGCAAGAGCGAGGAGCGTATCTCCGTTGTCATCAATCCGAAATCCGCCACTAGCAGGGCGCACACGCAGCACAAGGTCGTCATTGAAGTCGACGCCAAACGGCGTCCGAACGAGCAGCACTTCACCTTCCTCAGAAACCTCGAAGGCCCCGCACATTACTTGCCGCAGTTCTTTCGGACTCACAGCGCTAGCCCTCCAGCCGGACCCAAGGATATCCCGCACCGCTCACAGAACGTTTTGACAAGCCGCAGGCGGTCGGATTCCAGGCGAGGATCGAGTCGACCGTGAGACAGGTTGAACTCGATGGCGCCGGGTAACTGCCGATTTGTGAAGTCGCGCTCCTGTCTGCACGGGGTTAGCAGATGGACTGGCTTGTGACTCGGATGATAGTGGAGGGTTGCCAACGGATACAGCCCGTTTGCCCGCACTTCGAACAGCCAACCGTAAAAAGCGGTGTCAGCGAGCAGCGCGCCGTTACGCCACAAGAAGCACGATTGATAGCCGTCCCCGACGGTGAGCAGCTCAGTCGAGAAGAAGCGCTGGCCTCCGATCTGGTGGAGCGGCTTCGGTAGTCGCCCCCGCTTCAGAGGCTTAAAGGTGGGCGCAGCAACAAGGCGCTTCGGTCGGTGTTTGTGCGCACGGAGGGTTTTCTCATCCATGCCGTCGATTATGACAGCCGACAAACGGCGTTACTACCCCGTTACTTTCGGCTTTCTCCCCCTCGGTGGTACCTGCGCCTCACCTCACCCCATGAAGTCGCGCCACGGGCCTGTAAACGCGTCGCGCCGCTTCAGCCCCCGAGGGCCCCGAGCAAGTGCCGCTCGATGATCTCCAGCACCTCGACCTCATCCGCCTCAGACAGCCCGAGGAACGGCCGCGCCGGGATCGTGCCCTTCCTGTTCCCGAACTGATGCACCGCTGCGCCGCCGTCCCATTCGCCGGCGAACCGGTTCGTGCCGACCTCGACGCCCGCGCCGCCGTCGACGAGCTGCCAGGCGATGGTGTCGGCGAGGATGCCGGTATCGACCAGCGGCTTCTTGTTCATCGCGCGGGCCGCGCCCTTCGCGCCGAGTCGGCCGTCCTGGCGGAAGTTCTTGCCGTCGCGGTTCAGGTAGCTCTCGAACGTCGCCTGCGCGTTAGGCGCCCAGCGCGTGCCGTCGGGCGCGGTGCTGGTCGCGAAGCGCTGCTTCGTCGATTCCATCAGCACTTCCCCGACCTCCTTCATCGCGGGCGCCATGCCGGCGGGGCCGAGGGCGTCAAGGAGGCGGTTCAGCGCGGCCTGGACAGGCGCGCTATCGAACTCAATCGTGATGCGGTCGGACACGGTCAGCCTCCGAGCTTCGGCCCGACGTCGGCCCACAGCGCGGCGCCGAGGGCCGGGTCGAGCTTCTGCAGCTTCTGCTCGACCGTTGCGCGCAGTTCTCCGAGGCTCGCGCCGGGGGCGTAGGCCCAGCCCTTGTCGATGCCGGGGATGTTGCCGGCGGTGTCGCGCGCATTCCAGCCGGCGGGCGGCTCGGTGGCGTCGCCCTTTTTCGGGCCGGTGACGGCCGTGACGCGGCAGCGGCAGCCCCAGCCGTTCGGCGGGAAGTGCGTCTGCCAGAAGGGGTGGTCGTGCGGCAGCGTCAGGCGCATGTCGCCCCAGCGCTTGTGGAACGGGCGCGGGTGAAGCACCGAGTCGTTATGGACGTAGCGCCAGTACGGGCGGTGCTCGACCAGGTCGGCGGCGGTGAGTTGCGCCCAGCGGCCGGCGGCGTAGCTGGTGCGCAGGTTCGTTTCGTAGATGACCTTCGTGCGCCACGCTTCGCCGGCCTTCGTGCCTTCGCCCGTCCAGCCGCTCCAGCCGCGCCGCGCGACGAGCTCGCGGAAGTCCTTGCGGAAGGTTTCCAGTGTCGTACCGGTGGCGATCGCCTTGTCGACCGCCTCGCGCAGATCTTGCAGCAGGTCCGCCTTCATCGCGCCGGCGACGACGAAGGCGCGGTCGTGCGCGGCCTGCCAGATGTCGTCCCACGCCTCGGTGGGCAGGTTGAGCTTGTCGCGGAAGAACGCGATCTGCTCGTCGAACGGCAGCGCGAACACTGCCGCGATCGCGGCCTCAGCGGCCATCCTGCACCTCGCTGCGGCCGGCGAGGTGGATCGCGGACAGCGCTGTCGCCATCACGGCGACGAGCTCGTCGGCCGGCAGGTGGGCGTAGCGCGCGAACAGCTGCTCGCGGAACTCCTCGAGGCTGCCGGCGGCCGCGAGCATCGCCTCGATATCGTCGCGCCAGGCGGCAACGTGCGCTTCGGCCTGCGCGCCGAGCGCGG